TTGCCAACGTCTATAATGAGTTCTATATTCTGGATGAACTCCTAGTTCAGTATAATTGTCATGTAATGATTTTGGATCTTGATTTACTGTATAATCTGTCATTTTATTTTGCTATCCTCACTGCCCAACTTAATTGTGGTTGTACATTGTATTGTCTTGTTATTGGGAACAAGTAACTTATACCATAGCCCAATGCATCATTCATATGATCATGGCCAGAATCTTTATCTGGTTGTGATGTACCTGGTTTGTATATTTGTCTTTCTAAACAACTAATTAATTTTTTACATTTAGGATGAATTAAGATTCCTCTCTCACCTTTACCATTACATAATTTTGAATTAACTGAATTTATTCTATCTCTTACTGGCATATGTCTATTTGGGGCCTTAACAATGAACCCTGCATTAGCAAGTATACTTAAATCCGTACGTCCACCCGAACTAGATTTACGAGCCTTTGCACTAGGATCTGGATAGGCAAATATTTTAGTTCCTGGGAATCTTGAATATATTTCATTTACTAATTCATCTGTATTACTTCCATACATTTCTATTTCATCAATAACAATTATTCTATTATTATCTATAACAAAACATACAGCACTCATTGGATCAATATTAAAATCAATTGAAATATGAATCATTTTTTGTGGTGTTGTAAATCTAAGTTCTTTTACATTTTCTGATCTCTTAAAACCATAATAAACTAATCCACTGTATGTAACAAACGTTGCTTCAAATTCTTGTTCAAACGTTTTCTTATCTAAATCTCGTCTTGCTTCTTCTATTTCTTTTTCATCTACAAATCCACCTTGTATAGTTGTAAATGTGTGACTTGACCAACTATCATTTGTTGTATCTAATCCTTCTTGATATAAATCATATAAAAAGTTTCCAACTCCTTTTGGCGTCCCAATGAATAATGCTTTTCCTTTTGTATCTGCTAAAGATGGACGTAGTACTTCTGTCCATGCTTGTTGTGGTATGTTAGCCGCTTCATCTAATACTAAGAAGTTTAATTTTGCACCTCTTAGGTTTTCAAACCCGGCTCCATCTGCTCCTTTTAAACATATTTTACTATTATTTTTTAACACAATAGATAATTCCGCTTCATTTATTTTTTTAACCCAATTTAATTTGTTTAATCTTGTTTTTAATTGATCCCACCAAACCATCTTTGCTTGACGGTAGCTTGGCAAAATTGCCCAACACATTTGATCAGGTATTCTAGCATGATAACATATTTCTCTGATAGCCAAAGTTGTTTTTCCGAATCTACGACCTGCACATACAGTCCTGAACCTAGTTTGGTCTTGTGCTACTGTTTTTTGTGGTACTGATAGTTTCATTATTCTTTATCTTCCTCCCACGGTAATGGAGATGTATTTTCTTGTGCATTAGGGTCATCTTTTTGTTCTAGATAATTTCTACCTAACCATATCTGCATTCTTGTATCACCTTGTAATGCTTTGTCAAATTGACTCTGTCTTAAACTTGCTTTTCCTTTTGCTCTACCTTCTTCTATCGCTTTATTAAATCTTCGTTTAACACCGTCACCAGTCATACCTATAATGTAACCTATTTCCGCATAGGTACACATAGTAGATGCTAATCTCTTAATCATCTCCTGATCGTGTGTTTTATATTTCTTTCCTCTGTTATCTGGTACTATTCCCATTATCTTAACTGTTTGTCCTCACATATAATTCTAAAGTGTCGTACATCAGTATCTCCTGCAGATGTTACTATTTTTACTTCTACTGGATATACATTGCCGGCTGTGCCTGCATTTACTCTAAATGTAACTTTTGTTGTTGTTGCTGAAACGTCTGTTGCGTGTGACGTTGGAAATGCTAATGGACTTCCATCACCACTAATAGTTCCTAGTGTAACTGTAGGGGCACCTGTAGAGTCATCTAAAATTGTGTCCCCTGTGTTTAAGTAATTTGTGAAATCTAATGCATACTCTATATTGGCATCGGGGTCTTTAATAATATAAATTCCTATGTTATCTCGTAAAAATCCTGTTAAATCAGACATTTATAGTATCCCTTCTCCTTGTACCAACGAATGCTGGCCGTTTAATTTTAAAACTTCTTGTTTCTTGTAAAACAGGAAACAATCTTGTTTCTGCCGTAACTGTATTTAATCTTGTTTCTTTGTTTAATGTAAATGTATTAAATGGATCTACCTCTATATCAAAAACAGCGGTACCCATGTTAATGGTAGATGTTATTGATAATGTTGCTGAAACACTTGCCTTTAGAATAGCTGATACTGTAACTGTACTTGAAGCAATAGATAATAATGTTGCTAAATCTAAATCTAAAGCAACAATTCCACCTTCTACGTAATCTAATGCAACGTAATCATTTCTTACGTAAGGTGTACCTACATTAACGTGTATTTCTAGTGTTGCTGTTGCCAGTAATGTGGCCATTCAATCTCCAATTATTATAAACTAAAAATTAGTCTATTGTAATAACCAATGATGAGGCATTCAATTGCAGTACGTCGCCATCTGAGATAATTTTGGATGCCGCTAAGGCTCCGTGAGCTAATAGATTACCCGAACTTGCCGCATCAAATATTCCAATATGTGTAATAGTACCCCAAGCACCGCCAGACGCCGCTGGAAAAGTAATTGCTGAACTATTTGTGATTGAACTATTATCTGCTCCTGATGTAGCTGAAGATGTCTTGTTATCTATTTGTACTCTTGCGTATCCTGAACCACTTGCTTCTGTTCCTGAAGCTGAATCTGTTGGATCTGATGTGAATGCACCAATATATGCATTTGGAGATGTATAAGATGTATTCTTGAACAATAAATCTAATATTTTAAGCTCCGCATATGTAGAAAGTGCTGTCATTAAAATTCCTCCTTAAAGGTTGTTATTACGTAACGTTGTTATTTAATGATTTTTTGCTTTCTAAAAAATTAAGTCCAAATGTTGGAGGTTTAAAATCCAAATATTTTTGATGAAAATTTTTCCATAAAATTAATCTTAGAGAGACAGCTTCAGGTTTCAAAAGTTTATGTAAATAAATATGATACCTTCCAAATTTAACTCCAATATCTCTTAAAATTTTTCTTTCTTTTTGATCTAACGCTTTTGTATAATCAATAACATCTTCTCGTTTTATAACACCATTGTTTTCATACAATTGATAAGCTAAAGCTTTAATATTTGATTTATTATCTTTATAATTTTTTAGATCAATTAAGCTCTTTAAAATTAAATTTATTTTTTTATTAATCCATTTTTCCAGAAAAATTTGTAATTTCTTTTGTTCAGATGTATCGATCATATCATCAATAAATAAGTTAAATTCAGGTTTTAAATAATCTTTACCTGGCAATAATTTAGCGATTGGAAATTCTCCCCAGTAAATTTTAAAATCTTCTTTAAGTTCAATTAAATCATTATTGATAATTTTTTTTATTCTGTTTTGAAGTTCAGGACTTATGCTTTGTCTAGCAGCTTTTTTTAAAGATTTAATATCTGTATCTAAAGCTCCTACTTTTAAGTCTAAGTCTAATTTAAGTCCTTTTAATTCTCCAATAAATTGATCATCAATAACAACTTTTCTATTATCAATTATTTTTGTATTAAACAGTGCATCTTGTTTTAAACCTCTAGCTAAAATACTTGCTCTTTTATCTATAAAACTTTTAGTCAGTTCTTCATGAAGTCTATCAGAAAGTTTATCTTCTAATGATTTTGTTCTTTCAACCCAGTAGTCTTGATTTTCAACCCAATTAACTTTATTTGAAACATATGACCAAGTTCGGACGTTAGCTATTCTATTTGAAATGGAGTCTACATTTCCATCTAGTTTATCTAAATATGATAATTGTTCTTTCATATATCTATTAGTAATTTGTCCCTTTGAACTAGTAAGAAATTCAAATACTTTACTTACTACTTCAAGATGATGACCGTAAGTTTTTTTCACAAAATCTGGAATTTGACAACATTCCCAAAGTAAAACCAGTTCCTTACTATTATTTTTAATTTTATATTTATCTAAATCCTTAAGAAAGTGTTTAAGAACTTTTTCATCTTCACATTCATGTATTCTTCTAAGCCATTCTTCGTTAGGTTTTTCATCTAGTGATATCAATAAACTATTAGCATTATTAAAATTTAAATTAGGATTTCTCCAAAAAATTGTTCTAATTTCTTCAAATTTATGAGTTTCTAAACTTTCTACTTCTTCAGAATTAATTTCACTACAATCGCCTGTTATTCCAAAACTACCGTCATTTAAATATCTTCCTGCTCTACCTGCAATTTGACCAATTTCTGATGAATTTAATCTTCTTAATTTTTTACCATCAAATTTTTTTAAATTAGAAAAAAAGACGTGATCAAGATCCATATTAATTCCCATTCCAATAGCATCAGTTGCAACTAAAAAATCAACATCCCCTGATTGATATAATGCAACCTGTGCATTTCTAGTTTTTGGACTTAATGAACCCATAACGATCGCAGCACCTCCTTTTTGCCTTCTAATTAATTCAGCAATTGCATAAACTTCTTCTGCAGAAAAAGCTATTATTGCGCTCTTTCTATCTATTCTAGAAATTTTTTTATGCCCCACATAAGTCAGTTTTGAAAGTCTTTTTTTATTAATAAATTCTATATCAGCATTCAGATTGGAAATAATTTTTTTCATTGTACTTGAACCTAAGAGCATTGTTAATTTTTCACCCCTAAGATTAAGTAATCTGTCGGTAAAAATATGACCTCTTTCAAAATCAGAACACATCTGTATTTCATCAATTGCAACAAATTCTAAATTTTTATCAATTGGCATCGACTCAACAGTACAAAGATAATATTTAGCATTGCTTGGTATAATTTTTTCTTCTCCAGTTATTAAAGCAACTTTAGTGGGATCAATTTTTTTTATAATTTTGTCGTAAACTTCTCTTGCCAATAACCTTAAAGGAAAACCAATCATCCCAGACTCAAAAGAAAGCATGGTTTCAATAGCGAGGTAGGTTTTTCCTGTATTTGTTGGACCTAATACAGCTGTAATTTTATTATTTGTCATTTCAATGTTTAGTATTATAATTAATTGTCCTACTACATGTTGTTGGTCATATAGAACAAAAATAGTCTAAAACATGACCGAATCGTACAGTGAAAAGTTCTCATTTTGGTATTTATATAAAATAAGAGTAACATAAAAAAAAAAATTTCAATAATAATTTTTTAGATTAAATATATGAGCAAAAAATTGTGGGAAGCATCACAAAGGCTTAAGTCCAACTCAAATCTATATAGTTTTGAGCAACATATCTCAAAAAAATATAGCAAAAAATTTAATCAAAATTATTCTAGTATTTTAAAGTGGAGTATTTCAAATCCAGGTAAATTTTGGGATTCCGTTTGGGATTATTGTAGTATTAAAGGACAAAAGAGTAAAAATAAATTAATAACTCTAGCATTTGC